CAAAGAATTATATCATCGTTTAAACCAAGAAGGAAGACCTAAATGTGGACGTTTGTCAAACATATTATCCTTCGCTCCAGGGGTTTTACGATTGTTATAATGAAGAAATACTTGGACGCATTCTTTACCCTTAAATTTTTCTCTCCAATGTTCTAGCTCACAACCAGAATAAACCAGCATATCTCCTGGTTTTAAATCAACTTTAATACCTTTTGCTTGGCTAATAGTAGTTATTTTTTTACCGTCTGGTATACCTACATTTTCATCAGGGCTTAAATAGATAGGCCAAGGGTCTCCCCCTAGATTCATAGTAGTTGATATCTCACAACTAAATCTATCTTTGTGTCTTTTTAGTTCATCACCTTTTTTATATATTCTTGCATAAGTGTAAGCTGGATATAGTTTAAGACCTGTTGCTTCTTCCATTTTAGGAAGACATTTTAATAATAAAGTTTCCATAGCCATATTAGAATACTGACTATAGGTATTTGGTATTTGTTCATTCTCTCCTTCATAATATCCAATGATAGTTTCAAACGGTGAAAAGTACCGACTAACTTTACAAGTATCATAAACTTGTTTCTGCATAGAAAAATAGTTGGCAACAAAAGAGGCTAGGTCTTTTGAGATTGCTTGGCGAATAATTGTATATTTTTTCTTTTTAAACATCTTTAGCCATCTCTTTTAATACAGCCGATATATTAAAATGAATAAATCTAAACGGAGCTTTCCCGTGGTCCACAGAAAATTCGTGTTGTAAGTATCCTGGAAAAAACATCAGCAATCCTGGTTCAGGTGTAAACTGAACTTGTTCGTGGCCTCTCCACACCCCTTTAAGATTTGGTTTCATATGTAAAGCCGTAGTTCTGGCACCCGTTCGCGGGTCATGAAAAATTGGAAAGGATGTCTTCTCACTAGCCTTTAAAAAATAAAAACCATTAACGTGAGTGTTCCAATGAATGTGTGCGGAATGATGTCCTCCACCTTTTTTTGCAAATTCTTGTACCCACATTTGTTCAAAGAAAGTTTGATACTTAGTCATATCACATCCTGCATGATCTAAAAATTCCCAACACTTTTGACCCACATAATTTCTAAAATCCATAAACTTAGTGTCAGACACTAATTGTGTTGAGTGCCACGCTCTTCCAAAGTCACCGTGTTCTTTTAACCAGGTTTTAGATTCTTTAGTTTTTCTTGCTTCTTTAATGTATGGATCACTAGCTTTGTTTAAAGATTTAACAAAGTCTAGTTTCTTTTCGGTCCATATTGTTGTGGGAAAATAATTATTTATATACATACTATTTAAATGGATATCCTAAATGCCATACGACAAGTGAATATCTTGTTCCTCTAGTTACTGGTTTAACTCTATGCCATAAGTGTGAGGGAAATACTACGATAGAGCCTTTAGGTAATATTTCCGGTACTTGTCTTATATGTTTGCTTTCATCTCTCATATGAGGATCATAGTTTCTAAAATCAAATTCTAATTCACCACCTGTGTATTCTGAACCATCTGTTAACTGACAAGTCATAGATAATTTTCTAATTTTCCCGTGATCAGGTGCATTCTTATCTTTTCTATCATAGGGTTTATCCCAAGGATCAGTATGCCAATCATAATATTGGTTGTGTTTATATTTTGTAAACTGACACGACTCTGATCGACTCCATTCAAAATTCCAACCAGCGTTTTTGTTAGCCATATGAACATAAGGATGTAATTCTTTATAAATCCAAGTATCATTTAACCATACTAAATCAGAATTTCTTTTTCTTTTTAGATCTAATACTTCTTCTTTGTTTAATTTTTTATCTCCATAACCACCCGTTCTAGCCATTACTTCTTCTTTTGATAATGCATATTGAATAACATCATCACAAAATTTAGGAGTAAGTACTCCACTAAAATACCAGAAATAATTAGATAAATTCATAAGTGGTAGTTAAAATAAAGTTTAAAGAATTCTTTTGATTGTTGGTGATGTAATACATCTGTGTAGAGGGAAACATAATAAATGAATTGTTTTTTAAAGGTATGTCCCAACTTCTGCCTGCTCTTCTGTTTTGATCATAGTGTATTCTAACACTACATTCTTTAACATTGACTCCATAAAGAAATGTATAATCGGGAGAATTTCTTAAATCAACTGGATCTATATTTAATAAAGGAATAGATATTTCTTTGGGTTTGTATATATTTCCCCACTTTTCTTTATTAACTAAACAAAAACCGTGCTCTACATTTATATGATCTCGCATATAGGTGTTCAACATGTCCCATGTTCTTGAGAATGGAAATTCAGAATTTTTAATTTGTGATGATAAAATATCGGATTGAAGTTTATCGCGGTCTATTTCAAAACCTTTAGGCATCTCTATTTGGCCATAATGTAAATCTATTTCGCTTAATACTTTCTTATGCATACCAGCTCCTTTTATAAAGGAAGATATTACAATGTCAATATAATTTAAAAGATTTGATCTAGATCAATTATACTTTGCCGTCGATCAAGTCCCAAGACTGGCCTGATTCATTCCACATGTAATGCCATGCATGTGTATCAGCTTGGTTTTGTGAAGTTTGTTCTTCAGTTAAATCCGGCTGATCACCTACCGGTGAGTCCCAACGGATAGTTGTAGTATTTTTTACCCAAGAAGGATATGGTTTTTTAGGCCAGAAAACTTGATCATCTTCGTCCCAAGTATAACCTATACCTGCGTAATTTCCTCTAAAGGCTTTTGAGTTATCACCAGATTTATGTGTATTGCCGGAAGTATTATATGAAGTTTGAATCCACATTTGTGCAGGCCAATTATTGTGTCTCTCTAAATATTGTTGACCTACTGATTCATCTTCAACACCATCAGCATTTAACATATCTTTGTTATCAAGTGTTAATACTTGAATAACTTTTCCGTTAGCTCCTAGTTTTGCAAAGTGTGCCATAATATTTCTCCTTATATTATACTTAATTTAAAATGTAAATCCATATTAATTATTTAGGGTATTTTGCTTTAACTGCTGCTATATCTACTTTCCAGCTATCTATTCCATCGTCATAGATTTTTTCTAGTTGCTTTTCCCATTTGCCATACGCTTTTCTTCTTAAGTCTAATATTACGTCAGCCACAATATCGTCATTAATTCCCATACCCCATTCTTGACAATAGGTAAAATTAAAGCCTGCTGGAACTGAATCTAATAGTTCTAATCCATCTTGAGCATCTTTAGATAATAACAAAAAAGCATTACAACTTGGTGTTTGTGCTATCATTGTAACATCTCTTGAAATTGGGTTTTCCATAGTTCCAAAAAATGTTTCCCAATTACTGGCCTCTATTTTATACAGTTTCATCTTCAACCCCTTTAAGTTCTATTTTTAATTGTGGATCTACATTACCTTTAAGTATTTGTGTTCCTTTAGGAATTAATCCAACTCCTTTTAATGCGTTCCAAGTATGAGGATTACTCATAGCGTTTCTTAATTTAGCTGGTGATGGTCTACCATTAGCCAGCATTTCAGCTTGAATTTCTCTACCAATATTTACAGTAAATTCATTAGCTTGATTAGCTTCCCACATTTCCTCATCACTATAACCTTTAATTCTTGTAGGTTCTGCAATGACATAAAGTTCTTTTAATAGTTTCTTTAAAATCTCAATTTCTTTTTTATTAAGTTCAAAAGCTTCTTTAGTAGTTGCTTCAGCACTTTTAGCTTCTATTATTTCAGCTTTAAGTTCTAAGATTTCATGTTCTAAACCTTGTCCACCATTTTGTAGATGTTTTAATTTAGCAACTTTAGCTTGGTTTTTTAAATTACCTACTTCTTCAAGTGCTGCTGCTCTAATTCTACCTTCAAGAAATCCTTGTAAAGTTTTTATTTTTTCCCAAGGTGTATTTCCTATTACTTGATACCTATAATTAAACTCACTATTAAATTTTGAAGCCATATTTTTATCTTATTGGTCCTTTCAAACCCATTCCAGCTACTCCATTTCTAGCTGTTCCAACACCTGTGCTATCACTTGCTACTACACCAGAACTATTTACTAAATTTTGTGTATTAACATAACTTCCTGAATAACCAAATGCAATTATAGCTTTATCTCCACCATACGTTAATCCTGTTGGTAATTCTCTAGCTGTTCCAACACCTGTAGTATCTGTAGCTACTACTCCAGCATTTGAAATTTTGTTTGATACATTCTCAAAACCACTACCACTTGAACCAAACGCCATTATACCTTTATCTACACCATAAGGAGTACCAGCAGGTCTATATCTAGCTGTACCAACACCTGTTGTATCTGTTGCTACTACTCCAGCATTTGAAATTAAATTTGATACATTGTGATAACTACCTTCATGACCAAACGCCATTATACCTTTATCTCCACCATAAGGTGTTGAACCCACACCATTTCTAGCAGTTCCAGTTCCTGAAGTATCCGTTGCCATCACACCTTCACTACTAACTAAATTAATTGTATTTAATGATGCAGAATTACCAAGACCAAATGCAAATATACATTGACCAGATGAACCATAAGGAAGTGCTCCTGGAGTTCTTCTTACTGTACCAACACCTGTTACATCACTTGCTACTACTCCTTCGTTTGAAACTAAGTTAGTCATTGAAACATTACCACTTGTATAACCAAAACCAATAATTCCTTTATCTCCACCATACGAAGATGCACCTGGAGAATTTCTAGCAGTTCCAACTCCAGTAGCATCACTTGCTACTACACCTAAACTACTAACTAAATTTCTTGTATTAACATTACTTCCTGTATTACCAAATGCAAATAGACCTGTGTAATCTACAGGAGTAGCAATTTGTACTTGTGGAATCCAACCTTTAGTTGCTCCAGAATAAATAATAATAGCTGTTTGTCCAGATGTAGTGTATTCTAATACATCTGTATCAGGAATACCTTGAAAATTTAAACCATTACTGTCTAGTATAACTTTGTTTGTACCCCAAGTTTGAGCATAATCTACAAAAATAATTTGGTCACCATTACTAGCTGAAGCTGGTAGGGTTATAGTACAAGTATTGGATGTTGTATCAATCCAATATCCTTTTCCTGCTTCTGCTGTAAGAGTTGAAGCAGTTACAATTGTTTGCCAAGATATTGCTGCGAATCCTGTTGCTGTACCTAGATTTGAAAATGTAGCACCTGCTGGTACTGTAAAAGTATCACCACTATCTCCTAATGTAAATGCTGTTCCAGTTGCTGGTGAAATTTTATTAGTTTTTACTTCATCTACAACTGTTAATCCTGCTCCAGTTGGAACAGTAATCGTATCACCTGAAGTACCAACTTCTAAGGCTGTTCCTGATTGTGGGTCTATTTTATCTACTTCTATCTTCGACATTAGACGATTACCACCGTTCCTGTAACTGTTATTGTACCTGGTAAAGTAAGAGGTCCTGCGAGAACTCCATTTTCTACGGTCTGAACTCCATTAATAGTTGCCGCTTGATTAGGTATAAAATCGTTAGGGCTAT